GTGAGTATGTTGCCCACAGAGGCGTTGCCAGAAACATCTAGCAATCCATATATGTCTACACCTGTGCTTGATACATTGGCCACCACGTTGGATGTGTCTGTTCCACCAACCATAAGCAAAATAGTTTTGCCAGTGGTTTCAGGATTGAGTATGAGGTTGCCACCGTGATTGTGGACGTAAGAATCATTTGGGCCATAACCCGGGTAACTGGTAGGATCATTGAACGTGCTAGAGTTGATACCAAGATTGACATAGTTGGTAGTGTCTGTGCCATTGTCAGCTGTGGCCACAAAATCTGTGGATGCCAATGTTCCGTTGTTGATATTTTGGAAGTTCAACTGGCTGTATGAATTGACATTGCCAGCAAACTGCATCACAACATTGGATCCTAACTGAGTGAATCCTGGAATGCCTGCAAATGCCGCATTGTTACCTGTGACAGAGTTACCATAGAATATACCAGAGTTTGCGTACACCACACCAATGGTGGCATTTAAGTTACCCAGTACATCCACGTTGCCAGTGAAGAATCCTGTGGAAGAATAAACACCTGATACCACATTGACATTGCCTGCATCTACGTTGCCCGATACATTGGCTGTTTGACTATAGATGCCAGCATTGGATACTAAGTTAGCACCTGTGACATTGCCGGTGGCTGTAATAATGTTGCCTGACAGAGTATCAAGCACAGTGAGATTGTTCACTACCAAGTTACCACTGATCTCTACGTTGCCTATGACAGCGCCTTCAGATATGAGATTACCAGCAGTTAAGTTAGCAGTGACGTTAACGTTGATACCATCGTAGGTAAATCCAGAATTTGTCAGGGCAAGAAGAGTGTTGCCAGCATAAAACACACCATTGGCTGTGGCTGACGTAATACGAACATTGGATGCATTGGCCACACCTATGACATTGAACTCATCTCGAGGAGTGCCTGTGAGAATACCAACGCGATTGTTGGTCACGTCAAAATAGGCTAGATTACCTTGTATTGATAGATTAGCGCCACGTTGCAGGTTGTCCTGCAGTATGTTGCCAGAAACTCGTTGAATCGCCATTGATCGCCCTTTTTAGTATTTATGGGCTTAGGGTGTGGAGGGAGCTACCAGGTTTCTTATGATGTTAATGGGTTCACCATCGGGTGGCGCAGATCCAAATGTAATGTCATAGCCTGCTCCTGTAATGGTGTAGTTTGCAGTAGGTGCTTGATAGATAGACCCCACAAATACTATAACTTGATCGTTGGCCGAAATAGCTGTGGTGTTGCCAATGGTAAAAGTAACAGTAGAGCCGTCACCTGTGGCCGAATATACATCAACATTGAGCTCTCCACCCAGCCCAACTTGTTTGAACACTGTGCCGTTGAAAAATTCCAGTGTACCTATGTCTGTGTTGTAACGAAAACTGCCAAAAACCGGAGCTTCTGGACGATCAGCAGAATCTCCTGACGGAACTACAATGCTAGAACTGCCACTCTGTAGCCTGCGATTTTTGACAAAGTATCCCATTAGATTGAAGTGTAACTTGTAACTGTGGTAATTGCATTGTTGGTATTGGCATCAACCTGAACTGAGTCGCCGTTGTTTAACAATAATTTTTCTGCGCCAGCGTACAGCTGATAGGTATCACCAACAGTTATATTGATGTTGTTGATGATTATGTTTGTGTTGCTAGGTGACCCACCGTTGGGTACCACAAACACATTGGCTGCTACGTTGCCTGCTGTGTAGTTACACAAACTTAAAAATGTAATGGCTGTATTTCCTACACTGGTATAAACCGATGCGGCTGATGTGGTTACGTTTCCTACTTGAATCGTCATTTTATTTTCCTTAGAATATTATACTAAACACGATGGCTTTTGACTTGCTGATCAACTCATCTTGATTGCTGTTGTTGTTGAAATAGATACCAGTTCCACCACTGCCTGGAATGTTTGCTACCATGGTAGCAGTGTTGGCCACGCTGGTTGGAGGAACACTTGTGTATCCCAATGCGGCGGTTCCATCAATAGTTAGACGACTTGTTGCGTAGTCAAAAGCAAATGCGGCATTGGCACCAAGTACGCCGCCATCGTTGTACTGTATTTCTGTGTTGGCACCTGCGGCAGTAATGCCCCCAGATACAATAGGAGTCCAAGTGCCAGTGGTTCCACTAGAACTGGTACTTACGCTGAGTTCCCATGTACCCGAATTGTCATTGTATCTAATACCAGCATAGTCAGAACTGGTTTTGTGGGTAAGTAAACCTGAATTTGATGAGTAGGTTCCTGTGTTTGACGCATTGACCAAGATAAAAGGATCGGTGACATTGAGCTCTGTTACGTTGATGTAAGTCAAGTTACCTTGCACTGTCAAGTTGCCGGTAACTGTTGTGTCCGTGTCAATATAGACCTTCTGCTCAGGAGGGTAAACGGTTTGTATATAAAAATCGCCGTCGATGCGTTTGTAAGTGGTCATAGCAAGCCTTTTGATGTATTTAGCAGGTCTTTGAATTCACCAATTTCCATAAATTTCATATTTGGTGCTTGCTGTGCTAGATCGTACACCGGTGCGCTTTCGGGTCCTTGCACTCTTATAAATTGTCTGGTAGGATACTTGTTGCAAATCTGTGCAATCTGACGTATCCAGTTGCCTGAAAAAGTAGGGGGCGCAGAGCTTTTTTTGTAAAAATCTGTATCAGCGTAGAGATTGTTAAATTTGCCGTCGGCTGTGCCAAGGTCAAATCCCAGCATGTAGATACGAGTGTATCCATCCAAACAGGCCAACCCCACTGCATTAGGACCTGAACTAAAACCCAGATATTCTTTGCACAATCGATGTGCGCCAGAATTTGGCAAAGGTCTGCGAGTGTAGAATTTATTTTTTTGAGCGTACCCTGATTCTTGTATCACTGTGGCTATGGGCATGTCTGTTGCTACCAACACATCTGGTGTGAATTCTCGATAGATGGCATTGCAGGCGTAGACAGGTCCGTGCTGTTTTAGCGCCAATGGATCAACTGCTTGTCGGCTACGTCCGTTGCCCAGTACAAATGCTATGGTCATAAAAAATCCTCACAGTATATAGCTGTGAGGATTTTGAGAGGCTTAAGATTAAGAAGTATACTTCTCGACTTGAGCCAATTCAATGTCACCAGTGGTGTTAGCAAAAGTATCTGCTTCAGCACCAGACTTGGTAGCTTGTGCGGCTGCATCGTCTGTGAAAAAGTTAGCCAAGTAAGTTGTCTCACCTGAGTAGTTTACTTCGCCTACGTTGTTGCCAGTGCCACCGTATGTGGTCAATGCCGTACCAGCGGCGTTGGTAAAGCCTGTCCAACTTTGCAAGAACTTGTTGGTCAACTTGGAAACAGCAACTTCTGTAGAATCACCACCCACTGCATAGCTGATGCTCATCAAACCTGCTGTTGGTGTCAAGTCGCTGGTCAATATACAAACACCAACTTCTTGAGCTGTGCCAGAAGTACCAGCGCCAGAGGCAGCGGTAGCTGTGAAGATTGTACCGATTGCGGCTGTACCATTGAGGCCCATTGCAGTCCAGTCTGTATCACCAACTGCGGTGATACGCAGAGCAACACCTGCCACTGCGTTGGCTGGATCAATTGAAGCTGTGGTTGCTACTAGATATTTGTGGCTGCCTTTTTGGCGTAGGATCACACCAGGGGTTTGTCCAGAATAGCTGTTAGTGATGTTTACTTCTACTTTCACTATTGGAAAAGTCGCGCTCAGCGCACTACTTTTTGCTCCGCCAACTACACCATAGAAGTTTGTGGCTGTCAATGATGAATAGTACACTGGATCGGTCAACTGACCAAACTGTGGATAACCTTGATCAACAGGAACTGCGGCTGCTGGGGTATTGGCCGATGTATTGCTTGGATATGTGATACCTTGTGCGGTACCGTATTTTTGGATTTTGAGAGGACGTCCCATTTGTTTTCTCCTTAAAGAAGTCCGATGTGGGTTCTAGCCACTACGCGGTGGTATCCGCATAAAACGCATTATTACGTTGTGTATTTTTATTTATGGTTAAGTTGATTTACTATGGGGTCAAGCAGGGTTTTCTCCACATTGCCTGATCTAAACCAATGATAGTTGTGTTCAATGTGGAATCGATTTTGTTGCCACCACTCCTGTGTGTTTTCAGCGTGTGCCGATACTTGTTCTGCTACCATTTCAAATCTACTGGAAAAGTTTTGTTTGAAATCGTAGTCGTCATTGAATGTGTGGAATCCCAGCTTCCTCAACCAGGCGCAGGTACCCGGTGCACCGGCCACTAAGAATAACTGTCCAGCGGCTATGGGTTTCCATATCTTCTCGCTGGTGAAACTGACCAGGGCCGATGTTTCTGTTACAATGTTGCACCAAGCATCCTGATAGGCAGGATGTGTGATTGAGTGGTCGTTGTCGCCCAGCGTTTCGCTATTCCAGCTGATAGGAAAGTCTTGTATGTTGGCCATGCACTGTTCAGCAAGTTCTTGCCCTATCAAATTTTCCAATCCACGATACTGATATGCAGTGATCTTGTGCCCTTGGTATGGACAACGATCATAGAAACTGTAGATAAACTTATCCAGCAATCCTCGCTGTTTGATCATGGTATAAAACACCAGTCTGTGGAATGTGGGATTACGATTAAGGCAGCTGAAGGAATGTGTACGTGGTCGATTATTCCACTCAGGCAAAGGCTGTTTTTTAAAAACAAACAGCCAACTGGGATAGTTTATCTCTTTGAGATGTGTGTGCTGTTGCAGATCAAATTGGCTTAGGCTGAGGTAGCAAGGAATACTTTTGGTCTGCGCAAAACTTTCTAAGATTGCTACCTTTGCCTTGTAATCAAAGAAAGGATCTTGTGTACCATCAAATATGACTTGATCAAAGCGTATCATCTTGGCTGATGCACGATCTATCACTTCTGTGGTGTATTGCTGTAGCTCTTGGGTTTTTACCAGATTGATGTCAATGACCAGAGTGGGTACATGAACATGCTTTAACAAAGGTTCATAATGCTGACGAGAATTGTTTTCAACAAAGTCAAATTCTGCAGTATTAAAGTTATACCGCCAGTGTAAGTCTTGCATGACCTTACTTATACTGCTTGATTGTTGTGTACGTAACTCCACCGATTGTTTGTGGTATCCCAAAATGCCAGCATGCCATTAGGGTCACTGCCTTGCGCACTGTCGCTGACACAAATGGCTTGCCCTATGGCTCCTGACAAATTGGCAGCCTGTGCCACTGTGTAAACAGGAAAGATTGCAGTGGCAGGAGACCAAACCTGTGTTAAGTTGCCAGTGGCATTGCCAATGTAAACATTGCTGGTTGTTTGATCAACTGTGAACTCAGCAGGTCTAGCATAGCCGTCATAATTGGCCAAGGTTTCTTGTGCGTTGTCTTTCATCACTGTGCGGCTGATGCCAGTGATGTCTGCATATGGTGGAGGTGGATTAGCCATTTGTTTTTACTATTAAATTATGTACCACTGGGTACGGCAGTGTCTGAGGCACAGTGTGTCCAATGGGATTGCCAATGGGTGCCTGTGGTCGTTGTGCTGGTGTGCCTAGTCCAATGTTGATACGAGAAATCATATCAATATTTAGCGGCCAAACAAAAAGCACCCGAAGGTGCTTTTTGAGTTCTTCTCGATCCGGTTTGGATTAAGAGAATGACAAGTTGGAAACAGCGATCTCACCAACATAGTCACCGGCGTTACCGAATGAAGATGCTGTGTTTGTGAGCTCGATGTAGCCGTAACGTGTCATGAACGATACGACTGGCTCGAAGCTTGTTGGATCCAGTACAACACCGCTTGACATCAATGGGATGTATGGGCAGTAGAATGCGGCTGCATCTGTTTCGCTTGCGCCTTTGTAACCTACCAAAACAGGAGTGCTGTCGTTGGCATAGCTGTCGCAGAACACACGCATTGCACCGTTCAATGTACCAACAAACTTGGTGTTTGTAGGTGCTTCGAATGTGCCTTCTGTTGTGCGAGCAAAAGCTGAAGTTGTTGCTGACTGGAGTACAGTCAACGAAGCTGGGGATACAACTGCCCAGTTACCAGCGCCACGACGTGTACGCTGAGCGATCAAGTTAGCAACACGGTTGATCAAAACTGCCAATGCGGCATGTTCGTCACCAACGAATGTAGCTGTACCTGAAACTGTAGCTTGGTTGTATGTGAACTCTGTTGCTGCCAAAGTGCGGAGCGACAAGAGGATCTCTTGGTCGATCTCAGCTGTGATTTCTTGTGCCAAAGCAGCCATAATTTCTGCTTCGATATCAATACCATGCATAGCTTGTGCATCTTGTGCGGCTTCAAATGTCCAACGAGCTTGTAACTTACGTGTTTTAGCTTCAACAGCTTGTTTCAAAATCTGAACAGAAATCTGCTTACCACCGTTGCCTTCAAGCGTAGCAGTAGCGGCACCCTGATAGCTGGTTGCTGTACCTTCTGCTTGTGGCACTGTTGAGTAAGCCTGAGCGATTGTGAATGGGCTTAAAGCTTCTTGACCAGCTGTTACAGATGTCTGTGCGGCTGAGTTGTCAGTCAAGCTCTGAGCGTAACGTACACGCAATGTGTGGATTTGGCCTACTGGACCTGTCATTGGCTGAACACCAACCAACTCGTTAGCAATAACGGTTGGCATAACACGTCGAATAACTGGCAGAATCACACGGTTTAATGTAGCGATGTTACCAGATACTGTAGAACCAGCTGTTGCGTTCTCTTTCAAATACTTGCGAGTGTTTTCTAATACTACACCCATTGTGTTGCGGCGTGAACCTTGCAAACCTTCCATGAGGGCTTCTTTGGTCTCGTCCCAACGGCTTTCTAATAGTTCTTGTGACATAATGTCTCCTTCTTCCTTCTTAAGATTAAAGCCCTGCCAGGCGTTTGAGGTCGATTACATTACTGCGATCTTCCGCGACAACCTTTGCAGATTTATCACCAGTTACTTCGACAACACTTTCAGCAATCACTGATTTAGCTTTTGCTGGTTTGTTATCTGCAAGTACAGCTGGCAAATATTTTTCGAAAGCGTTTTTCAAACGGGATGTTTGAACGTTTTCTAGCAGATTCTTCATAACTCCTGCTTTTTCCTCGTTTAAAGGACCAAGCAAGTCGTCCATGAGCTTGTTGCGCTCATTGGATTCACGAATTATACGAATCTCGCGTTCTTTTGATTCAACCAGAACTTTTGCTTTCTGGGTGAACTTGATGGCTTCAGACAACTTCTCATCCTTGGCAGCAATAACTGATTGCAGTTTGCGAATTTCTGTGTTCTCATTGAGATGAGTTGCACCAAATTCGGCTGCGTATGCTTCAAAAATGCGACGACCAAAATTGTTCTCGCGAGCAACTTTAATGTCTTCGTGTAGTTGGCTAAGTTCAGCCTTGAGATGCTTGGCTACAGATTGGCTCATCTTCTGCGCAGATTCTTTTACGAACTTTGCTTTCAATGTTTCAAGTTGTTTGCGAGCTTCACGTACCAAACGTACTTTGGTTTCCACCGCTTCACGTTTGTCTTGTGCAAACTCACGAATTTCTTGAGCCAATGCTTTCACAACAAAACTTTCAAGTTTATCAATTGATTCGTTGTGTGTTCTACGATCTTTACGCAGTTCGCCAATTTCTTCAGCAAGTTTGGAAACCATAAAGTCGTTGAACTTTGTGGCTGATTCTTTCATCTTGACATTGAATTTGACACGATCTTCTGCGAGTGATTGCTTTTCAGCTTGCACTGCTTGGATCTCTGCGGTAAGGCCGTCTGCTACCATGCGATCTAGGGCTTCCACCATCACTTGTTTGTCATGCTCATAGCGTTGTGCAAACTCTTCTCTGAGTTCTGCACGTACCTGTTCACGAGCTTCGTTCAGCTTTGTTTCCCATTGTTCTGAGATTGCTGTACGAGTTTCCTCATTGATCAGGTCGCTATCTAGTAACGGTTTGATGGCATCTAGCATGCGTTTCTCCTAAATCTTGAGATCTTTAATCAAGCGAGAGATCTCGCTTTTTAAGTATCTCTGTACTTTGTTGTCTTCACCAGCATCTTTGGCCATTTCCAACACTCGATGACCATATTTCATGTTCATCAAGCCTTCGTAGACAGCTGTGGGATATGCGTTTGGC